GTGTGATAGTGATTATGAAACGGAAGAAGATTATAGTGATAGTGATTATGAAACGGAAGAAGATTATAGTGATAGTGATAGTGAAAAAGTATCGGATATAAGTAAAATTAAAAAAATATTAGATGAAACATTAGAAAATGTTAAGAAAGCTAGAGAGTTATTGGAACGAGTGTTATCAAAGTAATTCAACTAATTCAACAATTATACTTTTATTTATGTAGCCAGCCCAATCTCCGCCATACACTGCAATTGGGTCACTGCCTGTGGTATTGGCCGTTAAAGTCCCCTGGGCATATACCGCCATTTGATTTAAATTAGAATACGTGGAGCTTGTCAAATCAATATAACTCATTATATTGATTGTCAATATTATTTTTTGAGAAACGGATTGTAACTATACAAAACATTATAAAAACATTATAAAAATGTTATATAAATGGTAAAAATAGCAATATGTTATTGGGGGATGACCCGCTCAACAAGGTTAGTTTATAATTCGCATACAAATAATTTATTTAATGTTTTAAAAAATAATGGAATTGAGTTTGATGTTTTCATACATACTTGGGAAACATTGGTTAAAAATCATATTATTTGGATGAATTACTGTGATATTGAAATAGATTATGAAGAATATAAATTATTAAACCCAACTTTTTACAAAATTGATAAACAGGATGAATTTTTAGACACTATAAACTTTGAAAATTATTTCAATAAAGACTTATTTGATAAATATGGTGATAGTCCATACGAATGGATACCAGGATTAATAAGAAATCATTTATGTGCTTTGGAAAGTCAAAAAAGATGTTATCATATGGTTCTTGAAAGCAATAATTCTTATGATTATATACTTTATATTCGCCCAGATGTTGAAATAACGACACCATTTGATGTAAATTGGTTATCATCGGAGTTTGATATTACTATACCAAGTTATGACCACTACGAAGGATTAAATGATAGATTTGCTATTATTCCTTTTGATAAAGCAGAAAAATATTCTACGCGAATTGATGAAATAATAGAATTTCGTCAAAAAAGAGGTAGAATTGTTTCAGAAAAATATGTAAAATATATTGTTGATAATTATTACCCCAACGTTCAATATATAGATTTTATGATGAAAATAATAAGACCAAATGGTGATATATCTGGTTAAGTATTTTTTGATAAGTTAATTTCTTCTTCCAATAAATCATTATATACACAATTACATTTTTCCAAAGTTTTTTCAAAAATATATTGATATGGATTTATATATAAATACCCATCTTCTCCGATTTCTTCATATATAAATCTATTCTCTTGATAATCACAAAGACATATATGAATAGTTCCATCAAATGCCGATTGAATATTAATATGTATTTTAACACCTATTTTCCAAGAAATACATTTTTTTAATTCACCAACCCAAAAACAATTATATTTGGAATTCGGGTAATTATATGGAGTTATTTCTTCATTCATTAAAGAATTGATATTTTTGTTACCTTTATTCCATTTAATAACCAATACTCTGTTTTGAGTGTCATATTTATATGTGACATTGTCATAAAGTCTAAGAATATTCATTTTCTTATTTTAAATATTGACAATATCAATTCATTTTTTTAGTTTTTACTAAATCCATATTATTTATAAAAAAATGATATGAATATGATTTGTGTTTGTTAAAGTAATTTACTCATACAATGAGCAACCAAGCGAGAATGACCGAGAATTTTTACGAATGCGACGGAGTTACCTTTGATTTTATAGAAGATACTGAAGATAATATATGTATAACTGCCCCCAATCCAGAAATAGCCGAATTATTTATACGCGATTTCAGCCCATTATGCTTCACCGTATTTTATGAACACGAGACACCTAATCTATCAATGACACCTGAAAACCTATTTGATATTCATCGCGCAGCCAGTAAAGGTCTTGTTTACAATCAAGACCACATTCTCAACCATACCTGGATTGATCGCGTGAAAATGATGATCAACTGGGTTCAAGGGACTGAAGTTTACTTTCAAGTATTACCCGATGGAGATAATATTGTTATTTCAATTTATACCAACCCGATTAGCTGTAGCCATAAAATAGATGAAGATGGATTTCTGTGCTCCAGAATCAGAATACCCGCTTCACGATTTCATCTCACTGACACAATTCTTGACGACACTCCAAAAATAGTAACCAAATACCAACGCGTTGTGTGCTGGTATAATATGAACCTAGAAGAGGAAAATCAACATTATATTTTCAAATAAACGTTGAGTATTCAACCAAAAATAAAACAAAAATAAAACAAAAATCAAAAATGAGAAATATACAAGATACCGCAAGGTGTTCTGTATATTTTTTATTTTAGTATATAATGATGGTTATTTTCATCCATATAATCGTTATACAAACAATTACATTTATTTAACGTTGGGTGTAATTCAGTCGCAATTGGAGTTCCCTCAAAATAACTTATTACGTCCCCAAAAGGACAAATGTATAAAAATCCATCTTCGCGAATTTCTTCAAATATAAATTTACGATCTATATCGCAATTAACAAAAATATGAAAATATCCATATTTTGACTTAATTTGAAATGATATTTTATCACCTTCCTGGTAATCAATATATTTTTTTAACTCATCTATCCATAGACAACTATATTTTTTATTATCATCGTGTTTATATGTAAAGCAATCCATATCACCAATCAATAATTTATTAAGTTCAATATTATTATTATTATGCCAAAAAATACCTAATACTTTATTATTTTCATCATATTCATATGTCACATAATCATACATATTATATATAGTAATTTCTTGGTTAATTGACATACAATTATATACACAATATTTCTTAGATAGTTTTATTTTCATTATACGGATACACATTAAATGTTCTCAAAAGAACATATGATTTTATATTCTAATACATAAGGTTCATTATCCCCATCCAATAAATCATTATACAAACAATCACATTTTATATAAATAGAATTGGTATATTCTGGAAATCTTTCATAATATGGAAGACATAAATATCCATCTCCATTTATTTGTATAGAATCTAAAACTCTTGTAAAATCTCCATAAATGATAAATTTAGACATACCATTACAAAGTCTATCTATATTAAGATTAATTACTTGACCTTTACACCATCCAATACACTCTTTTATTTTTTCAACCCACGCAGCATTAAATTTTATTTTTTCATATTCATAATATCTATATATAGATAACTCGTGATTCATTAATTTACATAGTTCGGGGTTTGAACGATCCCAATATATATACAAAGCATTTTCACGTTCATTATTTACATATCTATACGTAACATTTTCATAGATATTTTGAAACTCCATTATTTGCTATATATTATTACATAAATGTCTATTATCAAATCATTTTTTTAAAAAAAAATGATTTGATACTTTTAATTATTATTAATTTCAATTCAAGAATTACTAAAAGATGGGAGACGATAACGTTGTTATTCAGAAATTTCTAGAATGTGATGATACCATCACAGAAATATTATTAAATCAAATTATTCAATTCCAATACACTAAGATGAATGACGACTTGAATAAAGTTCTTAGTTCATTAAAAAAATATGGGGATTCTTCTCAAAGAACGGCTCAAATGGCTACATCATCCATTGTAGCCATATATAATGCGGAAATGTCATATATTAACGTGATATGGGATAATGGGAAGCAGTGGTGGGATATTGATGCGAATATTAGATTTACAAGTGATTTTAAAACACGATTTTCAAATTGTTTAAAAGATAAACATTTACAATCTACAGGTGATTGGTGGTCAAGAATACATATTTTAAATTTTAAAGAGATTATTATGTCAGTTTGATATAATAATTTTACATTTTAATGGGTAAGTTAAAAATAATACAACATTTCTAAAAATATAACATAAATTACATTCACACAATGGTTCAATTTTATCATGATCTTTTTTATTTTCAAAATAAATGGTTTCAATATTCATAGAACCAATTGTATTATTTATCAGAAATTTACACAATGTAAAAAAATTATATATAACAATCATTTTGTTATATATAATTTGTATTTTATAAATCAAAACACGTTATTACATAAGCTGGGAATCGAACCCAGTTATCCTGCTTGGTAGGCAGACATTCTACCATTGAATCACTTATGTTTATTATAGTTTTATATTTGTTTTATTTAAATACTTTAAAATAAAAATGAATTGTTATTTTTTACATTATATAATATCAATTTAACAAAATGGAAGAAATCAATGTTTATAATCTCCACGAATATCTTACATTCACAATCTTTAAACAATTGGAAAAAATTGAAATAAGATGGGATGGAACAAATAAAAGATTAAATTATTTAATGGCTAATGAAGATTTGTTATTGAATTCAAAGGGGTATCTTTCTAATTCAATGTGGGTTAATCAATTGAAGGAAATGATGGAATGGAAAGAGGGTGAAACGATTTGTATGTGGAAATATATATACTCAACTCCAGGAAAAATGTCAGTTAGTGTTATCATTGACCCAGATAATTTTCAATATCGTTATTTAAAAGTTGGTGAAAATGGATATTTATTTGTGAAAATGGATATTGACCCTGAAAATCAAGGTTTTAGAAAATGTAATTGTGTGTATAATGATATGATTGATGAAGAAAATGAAACAACATATGTTTTCAAATAATACTATCTTTTATAAGTTCTTTTATTCTTTTTATATTTACGTTTTGCCTTCTTGGTTTTCTTAGTTCTTTTTCTTCTACGAGAACCCCCGCCCTTATTTTCTCCGTCTTCTTCATCGTCAGAATCAACAATAATTATTCGTCTTGAAGGACGTTTTGTATTTGGTTTACCATAACTAATCGGTTCTTCATCATCGCTACTAGATCTACTCCTTTTTTTAGTCTCTGAAATTTGTGAAGTCATTATCTCATATTGTTCTGGTTGAGTACGTTGTATATAGCTTAATACTTTTGGAATATTTAATATTTCTTCTTCTTCAGCTTCAGCTTCTATGTCTTCAATAAGCTCTTGGTTTTCGCTGCTTTCTTCAGAAAGCATGCTGCGATTAGTCAAATACACCCATGCTGATAATATTTCTTCAGTTTTCAATTTGTCGTTGACAGCTCTATTTAATTTGCCATCTCCACTAGGAACATTTAACTCACTCAATGTATGTAACCCAACTCCTTCTAAATATTCATTTAATTTAAATGAAGGATTATACCATACCATAGCTTTATGACGCCCCTGTGTTACAACATTTCCATCATTGTCTGTAAGAAAAACAAATCCCTGAAGTAAATAATAACTTTCAGCGGTTTTCAACGCATACAATGATATACAAGGTATATTACTCCCTTTACAAGTCTCTTTAAGTATAGTTATCAATCTACCACCCCCACCTTTCTCATTGTTATTCGTACAAAACGCAATAACGTGAATATGACTTCCAACAAGACGAAATGATATCATATTTTTAGGAATAAATTGTTTTATTGATTTCTGTAGAATTTTTTTACCATTCCTGTTAATAACTTTTCCCTGATCTCTACCAATCATACCTATATAAATAGCGAAATTCTCACTATCTTGTAAATTACGTGCCAAATACCCTACACTTAATGGAGAACAAATCTTAGCATTCTTTGTTTTATAAAAATAGTCTTCGGCTTGTTTAATCATAATTTGTGAGTTTACATCATATTCTGTAGTATGATCGATACCCAATCTTTCCAAAATTATTTGATAATTCTCAATAAAAAACGCATATATAGATTGATTAACAGCCGCACGTGCTAAATCTCTATTAATGTGATATTTTCCACTATCTCCTCTTAATGGATTGTCTACGAATTCTACATCTGTCGGAAGTGTATAAATTCCAATTTCATCTGGTTTTAGTAACGTTGTCATTATAATATAATATAATATAATACTTTTCAATATGGATATCACAAATAAAATTTAAATTTAGATGAATGGATTAAATTGGATTATTAATACTTGCTTGTTGTATAAATTCATCAATATCATTATTACATAATAATGGTGAAAATTCGTTTATTTTAGCATCATCCCAAAACCACCATTTAATTTCCAAAAGTTTTTCTATTTGTTCTGGTGTAAATCTATATCTAATGATTTTTGCTGGATTTCCTCCAACCATACTATAAGGTTCAACATCTTTAACAACGTGACTATTATTAGCAATTACAGCACCATCGCCAATGGTAACTCCTGACATAATAGTTACATTAATGGCGATCCATACATCATTTCCAATAATTACATCACCTTTTGATGATGGATGTCCAACCCCTTTAAAATTGTTAAAGGGCGAATGATATATATATGTCCGAATGGATATGTGGACACCCAATCTGTTCTATGATTACCACCCAAGAATATATTTACATTAAGAGCAATCGAACAAAAATTGCCAATAATTAATTTGACATCTTTATCTGTACAGTGGACATTAGGTTTTCCATATGTATATTTACCAACCAACATTGTGATATTTAAATAATAAACAATTATAATCTTTATATATTTTTATTTTTTCGTTTGCGAAAACATTTGATACTTTTTTTATTCTTTCGTTTTCTATATGTTTTTTTATATTTACCACCACTAAAACGTTGGGTTATAAATGTATAATTTTTACGTGGGATGATGTGAAATTCTGCTAATTCGCCGATATATTCATTATATCTCACAATAAATCCCCCATGATTTATAATATCATTAAAACTATCAAGGTTATTATCATACCATTTTAATTGTTGTAAAAATTTTTTTAACGTATTAATAGCTTTTTGATGGGATTTATCTTTTGCGGTTGGTTCTCTTTCATTGATACATGTATTTACCTGATTAACAGCTTTTTGTATTTGACCTTCATTTAGATGTGTTTCTATAGTTGTAGCTAATCCATCAAATCCCGATCCACATATATCCATTGCATGGTAATTGGGGCGTTTAATATCTTCACGTTCATCGTTTTCATAATCTGGAACGCTCCAAGTTGTTCTTTTTCCAAGAATTGGTTGAACTCTAAGACTTTTATCTGGAATTGGTTGATTATTAATCGGTTCAATAACAGGTCTAGGACCACGCTTATGAAGAATTTCCTCAACTAGAGCCTTGTGTTTCATAATATCAGACATATGATACCGTGGATGAGGAACACTAGGTGGGCGAGGGCCAATGGGAGGTGGGGGGATAAAAGTAGAACTATTACTAATTTTCTTCACGCTATTACTGTTAAGTTTATGACTCCAACGTTCCATAATATATGAATGGATTAAGTTTCCAAGATATACGTTTTTTTTAATTCTTCAACCCACATACAACTAAACAATTTAGTATTATCATATTCATTGGAATAAGGATTTGCTTCTTCTATCATAAATGAATGAACTTCATCGTTTTTTATATCCCAAGAAATGGATAATGTATTATCTTCAAATTGGTAACTAACATATTCATATACATTATATATATATATATATATATTAACCTTATAAATGATTACGATAAAATTCCAAGAGGTCATGACAATCCTAAAATTGGTTATCATATGGCGGAAGTTGGTAAAATGAAGGTTGTAGGATTTGTTGATGAATCGAGTATGTATAAAATTCAAATAGTTTGTAAAGTTCAAGACCCAGAAACAGTAACAAGAATGCGACTGAAGAAGAAATGGAACATAATCACGATAGATTCTTGAAATTGTTATTTGATCCAAATCTTCTTGTTACCCGATCAGAACCTAAGTTGAAATATACCCATCCTAAAGTCACATATAAAGCACCATTTAAACCAAGTAAATATAGTAAAACACAAAAAATAGGTGGTAAATGGAAAAATAAAAAAAATGATTTGAAAATAATTAATTATCTTTGTTTCAATTTTAGCTAATAATGTTTAAATTGAGAGAATTCGCAAACAGCAATGAAATTGATTGGGATTTATCAGAAAATCCAAATGCTATTCAGTATTTGGAACAAAATTTAGATAAGATAAATTGGGATTTGTTATCAGGAAATCCCAATGCTATTCATCTTTTAGAACAAAACCCTGAAAAAATTAATTGGTATTATTTATCAAATAATCCAAATGCTATTCATCTTTTAGAAAAAAATCAAGATAAGATAAATTGGGGGTTATTATCATCAAACCATAATGCTATTCATCTTTTAGAACAAAACCCCGATAAAATTAATTGGTATTGGTTATCAGAAAATCCTAATGCTATTCATCTTTTAGAACAAAATTTAGATAAAGTTGATTGGGGATGGGTAACAGAAAATCACAACGCTATTCATATCTTAGAACAAAATCCAGATAAAATTATTTGGGATTGGTTATCAAAAAATCCGAATGCTATTCATATCTTAGAACAAAATCCCGATAAGATTGATTGGGAATTGTTATCAGGAAATCCCAATGCTATTCATTTAATAGAACAAAACCCCGATAAAATTAGTTGGCACGGGTTATCGGGAAATCCCAACGCTATTCATATATTAG